ATGGGACCCGACCACTCCCAGATCAGCAAGCTCGGCGCGCACGCCAGATGGGCCAAGTGCGACGACCGCAGTGCCGCCACCCTGCCCGCCCGGCAGGCATTCGACCAGCGTTTTGAGCGTGAGGTCGACCCCGACGGCAAGCTGCCGCCTCACATCCGCGCTCAGCGCGCCGAGAGCGCCCGCAAGGCCTACTTCGCCCGCCTGGCGCTGAAGTCCGCGCAGAGCCGCCGTGCCGCCGCTCAGGGCCGCAAGGGCGGTGCGGAGTGACCGTCACCAACGGAAGAGTGCGCCCCAGCAGCCAGACTGAGACGCACCCTAAGGATTCCGGCAAAGGATCCGAGTTCATCGTAGGCCACCGGTCCGACAAGTGGTACCTGCGGCTGCTGCGGGTCTGGCCGGCCGTCGCCGTCTACGTGCTCGCCACCGCCGGCACCGTGTGGGCCGCAGCCTGGTCCGTGGGCACCGACCCGGACTGGTTCGCCGCCACCCTGGTCGGCGCGGCGGCTGGGAACACCGTCTGCGCGGTGCTCGGCATCCTCCGGCTGGTGCGGTCATGAGCGCGCAGGAGTGGCCGGCGCTGGCCGCCGTGCCTGAACTTATGACCAGTCATAAGTTGCCGGAGCGGCGCGACGTCGAGCAGGTCCGGGCTCGGTGGCGGATGGACCGGATGCGCTACCGGCGCCGGGTGTCGCAGGCCCTCGACGACCTGTGCGTCCGCATGTACGGGGCCGAGGAAGCTGCCCGGTACGGCATCCGTGACCGCACGGGGCGGTGGGCAGCGTGACCGACTGCACCGAGCAGAAGCCGTGCCACCTCGACGGCTGCGGCTTCTGCGACCCGGGCGGCTACCTCGAGCAGCGCGACGCGGCGTCGCAACTGCTCGACACGCCATGGCTCGACGAGCAGGGCCAGCCCTTCACGCCGTCCGCTCGCCGCGCCGAGGTCGAGGCGGAGACACCCGACCTGTTCCACAGCGGAGGCGCGTTCGTCCTCGACATCCCGGAGACGCCGCCCGCGGTCTGGGGCGACGGCGATCACGTGATCTGGGCCGAGGGCGAGGCACTGATGATCGCCGCGCCGCAGGGTGTCGGGAAGACCACCGTGGCGCTCCAGCTGGTGCGGGCACGGCTCGGCCTGCAGGACAGGGTGCTCGGCTACTCGGTGGCCCATACGGGCGGCCGGGTGCTCTACCTCGCCATGGACCGCCCCGCCCAGGTGCAGCGCGCCGCTCACCGCCTGTTCAGCGCGCAGGACCGGGCCCTGCTCGACGAGCGGCTGGTGATCTGGAAGGGGCCACCGCCGTACGACATGGCCCAGCGTCGCGACATCCTCGCCGTCATGGCCCAGAAGGCCAAGGCAGACACCGTGATCGTGGACAGCATCAAGGACGCCGCGCTCGGCATCTCCGAGGACGCCGTGGGCGCCGGCTACAACCGGGCCCGACAGCAGGCGCTCACCGAGGGCGTCCAGATCCTGGAGCTGCACCACACCGTCAAGAAGGGCACCAACGGGGCTGCACCGGATGACCTGGCGGGCGTGTACGGCTCGACCTGGCTGACCTCCGGCGCGGGCTCCGTCGTGAGCCTCTGGGGCGAGGCCGGTGACCCGGTGGTGATGTGGCGACACCTGAAGCAGCCCTCACAGGAGGTAGGGCCGTTCCGGGTCGTCCACAACCACGAGACGGGCACCAGCGAGGTCGAGCAGAACGTCGACATCTTCGCGCTGGTGCGCCGCACGGGCGTGCAGGGCCTCACCGCGCTGGAGTTCGCCGTCGCGCTCTTCGAGCGTCCCAACCCGACCCGGGCGCAGAAGGAGAAGGCCCGCCGACGGCTGGAGAAGAAGGTCGAGGGCGGCTACCTCAGCCGGGTGGACGGGGCCGCCGGGTCGTCGGCCGCGCGCTACTACCTGGCCCGCCCGGACGTGCACGGGGAGGTGCACGCGCCGTGAAACGCCGTACAGATACACGCGGCGCATGCGAGGTGCACGCCGTCCAGGAAACCGCAGGTCAGGAAATCACGGATGAGTGCACGCAGGTACACGCCCCAGAGGTGCACGCCCCCGACCCCCTCTTTAGAGGGGGCGGGCACCCGCAAACGACAGAAGAAGACCTAGCCGAGCGGCAGAAGGCCGCACTGGACAGGCTGCGTCGACAGAGGCCGGCCATACGTAGGCGGTCCGTGTGAGCCGTAGTTGGGCCAGGGGCAGCACCAGGGCATGGCGTAGAACCCGTGCCCTGGTGCTAGCCCGTGACGGGTACACCTGCCAGCTACGGATACCCGGGGTGTGCACCACCGTGGCCGAGCACGTGCACCACACGCAGGGCAAGGCGCAGACAGGTGACGACCCGAGGTACCTGGTCGCGAGCTGTGCAGCGTGCAACCTGCACGTCGGTGACCCGACCAGGCACAACGACCCACCGAACAGGCCGGTGACCCGATGGTGAGTCGGAAAACGAAAAGCTGCGGAATCCGACCCGGTTTTTCCCCAGCCGGGCACCCTACGGACAGCCCGCCCTGTCCCTTTTTTGTGTCCGCGGATCGGAGCCGATCGTGACCGTTCTGCTCGACTCTCCGCCGATCCTGGGCAGTACGCAGCCGCGGCTGTTCACTCCGCCCCTCGTGACAGGGGAGCCTGGCCCCTGCGGCTGCGGGTGCGCCCTGACGCCGGAGACGTCGTACGGATTCCGGGCTGTCAGGTTCGCCACGGAGAAGCTGCGGCGCTCGCCGTGGCCGTGGCAGCGCTGGCTGTCGATCCACGCTGGCGAGCTGCGGCCGGATGGCATCCCGAGGTTCCGCCGGCTGATCGTGGTGGTGGGTCGGCAGTCCGGGAAGACCCGGGAGGTCGAAGACCTGACGCTGTTCTGGATCTTCGACGAGCGGCAGCCCAGCGTGCTGGGCACGTCGACGCTCACCAAGTACGCCAAGAAGCCCTGGCAGTCGGCGTTCAAGACCGCGCTGGCGATCCCTGAGCTACGGGACCGGATGGGCGAGAACCCGGAGCGCAAGGCGATGCGCAAGGCGGCCGGCGAGGAGGAGTGGTGGACCGCCGACGACTGCCACTACGCGATCGCCGCGAGCAACGCCGAGGGCGGTCGGTCGATGACCAATCAGCGGGTGATCGCCGACGAGTTCGCCAAGCAGTACAACTACGACGCGTACGGCGCGGCGTACTTCAGCATGGACGCGGTCGAGAATGCCCAGTACTGGGCACTGACGACCCCCGACCCGAAGGGGGAGCCGTACAACGACCTGCGCGGCGCGGCGCTCACGTTCGTCGAGACCGGGATCGGTGACCCGTCGCTAGGGCTGTTCGAGTGGTCGGCGCCGGAGGACGCGGACCCGACCGACCTGGCGGCGCTGGCGCAGGCCAACCCGACGCTGGGCCGCCCCGGAGGGAAGTCGGCGGACCGGCTGCTGAACGAGGCGCGCGGGGCGGTGGCGAAGGGCGGCGAGCTGCTGCGCACGTTCAAGACCGAGGTCATGTGTATCCAGGCCGGCCAGCTGGATCCGGCGATCGACCCGGACGCGTGGCGGCTGTGCAAGGACGTCGGCGACCTGGCCGCCGCCCGCTCGCGGCTGGCGGCGTGCATCGACCTCACGCCGGACGGCACACACGCCACCCTCGCCGTAGCGGCGGTGCTCGAGGACGGCCGGGTGCGGGTCGAGACGGTCGCCGAGTGGACCGGGCCGACGGCGGCGTCGCACCTGGAGCGGGACCTGCCCGGCTGGGTGGAGAAGCTGAAGCCCAAGGTGCTCGGGTGGTTCCCGGCCGGGCCGGCGGCGGCGGTGGCGGCGAAGGTGGCCGACCGGCGCAAGGCTGGCGTGACCGGCTGGCCGCCCCGGGGCGTCACGGTGGAGGCGATCCGCGCCGAGGACACCGCGGCGTGCATGGGGCTGGCCAAGGAGGTCACCGCCGGCATGCTGGCGCACTCGGGTCAGGACATGCTCGACGCGCAGGTCGGCCCCGCCGAGAAGCTGAAGCGCGGTGACGCCTGGGTGTTCACCCGCCGGGGCGGCGGCAACGTGGACGCGGTCTACGCGGTCGCCGGCGCGGCACACCTGGCCCGGACCCTGCCGAAGCCACGGAAGATCTCCCGGCGCGCGCACGCTGTGTGATTCCGGAAAGGTGATTCCGGAAGTACACTTCCGACATGGGGTGGATCGCCGCGACGGCGCAGGTGGTACGGGATGCGCTGTCGCTGCCGCGCCCGCTCACCCTCGACCAGCAGCCGCAGCACACGTTCGACACCGCGCCGCAGCCGGTTGACCGGCTGATCTCGGCGATGAGAGCGGGCACCGGCTCGGTGACCCGGGACGAGGCGCTGTCGGTCGCCGCCGTGCAGCGCGGTCGTAACGAGATCTGCTCGCTCGCCACGTTGCCGCTGAAGCTCTTCCGCGGCTTGGACGTGGTGGACTCGCCGCTGTTCCGCCAGTACGACCCGGACGTGCCCAACGTCGTGCACCTGGCGATGACGGTCGAGGACCTGGCGCTGGAGCGCATCGCCTGGTGGCAGGTCACCGGCCAGGACTTCGACGGCTACCCGGTCTCGGTGCGCCGGATCGACCCGGGCCGGGTGGAGCTGAAGAACCCGACCGGCCGCCCGGCTCCGGACGACGACCGGTTCGTGTGGATCCGCAAGGAGGACGGCAGCGGCTGGGACCGCGTCCCGGCGTCGCTGATGAAGCGCTTTGACTCGCCGAACCCGGGGATCTTGAAGGCGAACGCCCGCGCGATCCGGATCGCGCGCCGGCTGGACGAGCTGACGGAGATGTACGCGAGCAACCCGGCGTTGCGGGAGTACTTCACCGACTCCGACAGCCCGGACGTCGACCCGATGGACGACGACGAGATCGACGCGTTCCTGGCCGAGTACGGGGCGATGCGGCGGGTGCAGCCGTACGGCTGGATCCCGTCGACCGTCAAGCGGGCCGACGTGTCGTCGCCGTCGCCGCGGGATCTCACCCTGGTCGAGCTGCACCAGACGGTCATGGTCGCGATCGCGAACGGCCTGGGCGTCGACCCGGAGGACATCGGCGTCAGCACGACCTCGAGGACGTACCAGAACGAGGACGCCCGGCGCCGCGACAAGATCAATCGGATGTTCGCGCCGTACATGCGTGCGATCACCGACCGCCTGGGCATGGGCGACATCACCCGCCGGGGCTACACCGTCCAGTTCGACCTCACCGACTACCTGAAGCCGGACCCGCAGGGGCAGGCCGCGTACTGGAAGGCGCTGAAGGACATGGGCGTGACCGACGCCGACGAGATCCGCGGCTGGGCCGGGCTGTCCGGCCGGGCCCCCAAGCCGACCACGACCCCGGCGGTGGTTCCGGCCACGTCGGCCCGGTTCGCCGGCGACGGCCCGGTGATGCGGTTCAGCGCGCAGGACTTCGCCGACGCCCCGCCGGCGCCCACCGTCGACAAGGCGGCCCGCACGATCACCGGCCTGGCCGTGCCCTACAACGCCGTGGCCAACAAGCTCGGACTGAAGTACAGCTTCAAGCCCGGCAGCCTCGAGTACTCCGACCCGGCGCGCATGGCCCACCTGAAGGACCACGTGACGCCGGTGGGCTTCCACCGCAGCGTCAAGGACACCCCGGACGGCCCTCTGGTCGAGCTGGCCGTGCTGGACGGCCCGGAGGGCAGCCCGGCCAAGGCGGAGCGCGACCAGCTGCTCTACGACGCCGAGCACGGCCTCTACTCGGGACTGTCCATCGGCGTCGACTTCAGCCTCGACCCCGAGGTCGGCGACGTCGAGTACGACGCCGAGACCGGCGTCTACAACGTGCTCCGCGCTACCTGGCGCGAGACGTCCACCACCTACATGCCCGCTTTCGATGACGCCCGCGTGACCACGGTGGCCGCGAGCCTGACAGGAGGACCCCAGATGGACCCGTGCCAGCACTGCGGCCAGCGGCACGCCCCGGGCATCGCTTGTGCGACGTTCGCGGCGCAGCTGCGCCAGCCGGCCCCGCCGGCGCCCGCCGCTCCGGCGGCCCAGGACACGCCCGTCGACATGGCTGCGTTCAGGCAGATGGTCGCCGCGTTCCAGGCCGGACAGCCTCAGGCCGCCGACGGTGGCCCGACGCCCGTCTCCCCGCACCGCGGCTCGGCTCAGGTCAAGGAGCCGCAGCCCTACGTGTTCGACCGGCAGGGCAACCTGCGCGCCGGTTCGCACGACTTCTCCACCGACCTGTTCACGGGCTGGCAGCCCGGCGGCGGTGGCGACCAGGCCGCCCGGGACCGGGCCGAGGGCTTCCTGCGGGACACGTTCGAGGGCGGCGCCGCCAACCAGTTCGCCATCACGCCGGCGAACGTGACGAACCTGAACTACCCGGCCAACCGGACCGACATGTACGTCGACCAGATGGAGTACCAGTACCCGATCTGGAACGCCATCAACAAGGGCACCCTCGACGCCGTCACCCCGTTCGTGGTGCCGAAGTTCAACACCGCCACCGGCCTGGTCGCCGACCACGTGACCGGCACCGAGCCGACCCCGGGCACGTTCACCGCCACCGCGCAGACCATCACCCCGTCGGCTGTGTCCGGCAAGGTGGAGATCACGCGGGAGGCGTTCGACCAGGGCGGCAACCCGCAGATGTCCGGGTTGATCTGGCGGCAGATGACCCGCGGCTACTTCGAGGCCCTCGAGGCGTACGCGGTGGCCCAGCTGGCCGCCAACGCCGCCTCGATGGCGGACCTCACCATCACCACGGCGGCGGCCGACTCGACGCTCGACCAGTCGATCGCGACCGCCCTGATCCCGCTGCAGTACATCCGGGGCGGCGACCGCTTCAAGACCGTCTTTACCCAAGTGGATCTCTACACCGCGATGGCCAAGGCCAAGGACGGCTCCGGCCGCCGGCTGTACCCCGCGTACGGGCCGCAGAACGCCGCCGGCACCGCCGACCCCGGCTACGCGGTCATCGACGCGCACGGCAAGCGGTGGATCCCCGCGTGGGCCACCGCGGCCACGTCCGTCAACGCCGCGTCGTCCTACATGTTCGACCCCGAGGTCGTGTGCGGGTGGGCGTCCGCGCCGCAGCGCATCGACCTGCAGTGGCGGGTCGCCTGGGTCGACTTGGGCGTCTGGGGCTACAAGGCGTTCGCCATCACCGACTTCGCCCGCACCCGCGAGCTGGTCTACGACCCGGTGTAGCCGGACCCGCGGGCGACTGAGTACTTCTACTCAGTCGCCCGCACCCGCCCGAATCCGTTGCCACGTAAGGAGATCCGATGGCAGAGAACAAGCCGGCAGCCGACCGGGCGGCCGACACCAAGCCCACCAACCTGCAGGCCGAGAACGCCCGGCTGCGGGCCGAGAACGAGCGGCTGCGCGGGCAGCTGGCCGCGGCGGGCGCCTCGACGCGCGCCGGGACCGTGCCGGCCGCGAAGCCGTACCTGACCGAAGGTGAGCGGCAGGACCTCATCACGTTCGGCGTCACCAACGACGTGCACGCCGGCCAGCGGATGAACCTGCACGACGCCGCCAAGCGGTACCCGGACGCCGACCTGGCGGACGCGACCGACGACGCCAAGACGGCGGCCGACCGGGACCGCACCGAGGCCGTGGAGCGCACCAGCGTCCGCGGCGTCGACTACGTGTGGCCGTCGGTGGAGCCGGGGAAGATCGACCCGGCCGTCGCGGGCACGCCCGGTATCAACGGCCCCTCCGCGGACGCCAAGTAGGTAGCGGGCCGTGACCTGGAAGCCGGACTACCTCACCGCGGCGCAGCTCGCCGCGTACCTCAACGTCACCGACTCGCTCGATGACGCTGAGCTGGCTGTCTGGGTCACGGCCGCGTCCCGCGCGATCGACAAGCGGTGCAACCGGCAGTTCGGGCAGCTGGCCGCTCCGGCGGCCCGGACCTACCGGCGCGCCCCGGTGTACGACCCGACCACGGGCCTGTGGGTGCTGGAGATCGACGACGTGCAGGACGTGACCGGGATGCTGGTCAACGGCACCCCGTACGCGTCGTCCGGTGCCGTGCTGCTGCCCGACAACGCCCCGGGCAACGGCGTGCCGTGGGAACGGATCGGGTTCACCGCATACCCGACGCAGTCCTACCCGGGCGCGCCGGTCGCGTACGTCCTGACCGCCCGCTGGGGCTGGACGGCGGTCCCTGCTCAGGTGGTCGCCGCGTGCAAGCTGCAGGGCGCCCGGTGGAACGCCCGGCGCAACTCGCCGCTCGGCGTGGCCGGCTCCCCCGACCAGGGCTCCGAGATGCGGCTGCTCGCCCGCCTGGACCCGGACGTGTCCACCACGCTGGCCGGCCTGGCCCGCCGCCGAAGGGTCGGGTGACCCGATGAACCTCGAAGCGATCGCCGCCGAGCTGGCCACCGTGCTGGGCACGATCGCCGGGCTGCGGGTGCCGCCGTGGGGCGTGGAGAGCATCAGCCCGCCCGCCGCCGTCATCACCCTGCCGGACCGCATCGACTACGACAGCACGTACGGGCGGGGCAGCGACCGGTTCCCGGACCTGGCCGTCGTCGTGCTGGTCGGTGCGGCGACGCAGCGGTCCTCCCGCAAGGCGCTCGCCGCGTACGCCGACGGCTCCGGCGCCAAGTCGGTCAAGGCCAAGCTCGAGGCGCACACGTACACCAGCTGCGACAGCGTCCGCGTGGCGTGGGCCGAGTTCGGCACCCCCACGTTCGCCGGCACGGACTACCTGGCCGCGATCTTCCATCTCGACATCACCGGAAAGGGCGCGTAGCGGCCATGGCATTCGTACACGGCATGAACACCGTCATCACGGTCGCCGCCAAGGACATCTCGGCGTACTGCAAGACGTCCAGCTTCGAGCTCTCGGCGGACGTGCACGAGACGACCGGCTACGGCAAGACCGCCAAGACCAGGCAGGGCGGCCTGCTCGACGGCAAGTTCACCTGCGGCGGCACCTACGACAGCACCGCGTCGACCGGCCCGCGCGCCGCGCTGAAGCCGTTGCTGGGCACCAGCGTGGCGGTGGTGCGCAAGCCGGAGGGCACGGGCACCGGCAAGCCGTCTGACGCGTTCTCCGGTGTCCTGACCAAGTACGTGGAGACCTCGCCGGTCGACGACATGGTCACCTGGTCGGCCGAGTTCGAGATCTCCGACGTCGTCACCACCACCACCCAGCCGTAAGGGGACCACGATGGCGAACCTGACCCGGGCGCAGATCCTGGCCCGCAAGACCGGCAAGGGCACGGCCACCTTGCCCGACGGCTCGACGGTGGCGATCCGCGCGCTGACCCGCGACGAGGTCCTGGAGTCGCAGGAGAAGAGCAGCTCGACGGCGGAGCGGGACAACTTCATCGTCGCGACCGGCATGACCGACCCGCAGTTGTCCGTTGAGGACGTCGCCGCGTGGGCCGCGTCCGACGACGCGGGCGCCCTGGTCGCCGTGTCCGACGCCATCGCCGAGCTGTCCGGGCTGAAGCCCGCAGCCAACAAGGAGGCAACCAAAAGCACTGCTCGACGACGCTGACCTGCACTTCGAGTTCTACCTGGCGCAGAAGCTCGGCATGACGGTGGCCCGGTTGCGGGCCGAGATGACGCACGCGGAGTTCATCTACTGGACCCGGTACTACGCGCTGAAGGCGCAGGCGGAAGAGCTGGAACGTAAGAAGGCGGGGGTGTGATGGTAGCCAAGATCCAGGTCACCGGCCTGCGCGAGTTCCAGCGGCAGCTCAAGGCCATGGACGCCGGCCTGCCGAAGCAACTCCGGCTCGCGCTCAACGAAGCCTCCGGTCTGATCATCAACTACGCGACCGCCCGGATGCCCAGCCGCTCCGGCCGCGCCAAGGCGTCGCTGAAGGCCCGGTCGACGCAGCGGACCGCCCGGGTCGCCCTGGGCGGCAACCGCGCCCCGTACGCCCCGTGGCTCGATTTTGGCGGCGAGGGCCGGCGCAAGGGCCGCCCGGCGTACCGGCCGTTCATCAAGGCCGGCCGGTACGTCTACCCAGCGCTGGACGTGAAGCGCGACGAGGTCACCGACATCATGAGCGAGGCGCTTACTCAGCTCGCCAAGGATGCCGGGCTGGAGGTCAGCTGATGGCCAATCAGGTCACGCTCACATTCGCCGGTGAGACGAAGGGCGTCGAGGACGCTTTCACCCGGGTCGGCGGCGGCGCCAAGAACATGGGCGAAAAGGTCGGCGGGGCTGCGAAGAAGTTCGATGAACACGGCGGCGCGATCGGCCGGGTCGGCGAGAAAGCGGACGGGGCCGAGTCCAAGCTGATCGGCGTTCATGACGTCATCGACGGAACCGCGACCATCATGCAGGGCCCGGGCAAGGTGGGCATCGCCGCCTACGTGCAAGGCTGGGCTGATCTCGCAGGTGGTATGGCGCCGCTGCTGCTGGGCCTGGCGCAGACGAAGGTTGGCATGATGGCCCACGTCGTGTGGTCGGGGATCGTGCGCGCGGCCACCGCTACGTGGGCGGCTATGCAGTGGGTGCTGAACTCGGCCTTGTTCGCGTCGCCGATCACCTGGATTGTCGTCGGGATCCTGCTGCTGGTCGGGGTCATCATCCTGATCGCCACCAAGACGGACTGGTTCCAGCGGGCGTGGAAAGCCGCCTGGGGCTGGATCAAGTCCGCGGCCAGCAACACCTGGGAGTTCATCAAGAAGATCCCGGGGTGGATCGGCACCGCGTTCTCCAAGGTCTCCGACGCCGTGTCGAAGCCGTTCAAGGCCGCGTTCAACGCGATCGCCAACGCCTGGAACAACACCGTCGGCCAGCTGTCCTGGTCGGTGCCCGGCTGGGTGCCGTTCATCGGCGGCAACACCATCTCGGTGCCGCACCTGCCCACGTTCCACGCCGGCGGTGTGGTGCCCGGCGCGCCCGGGCAGAACGTGCTCGCCATGCTGCAGGCCGGTGAGACGGTGACCTCGAACGCCGGCCGGGGCGGCGGGGCTGCGCTGGTGCTGCAGTCCTCCGGCACCTCCGTGGACGACCTGCTGATGGAGGTGCTGCGCCGGGCGATCCGGGTGCGCGGCGGCGACGTGCAGGTGGCGCTCGGGTCCGGGTGGTCGTGATGGCGTTCCCCGCCACCCCGCTGGCCATGACCGTGGAGCTCTACCTCGGCCCGTCCCTCGGCTGGGTCGACATCACCAGCGACGTGCGGCAGTCGTCGGCCGGCTCCGGCGGCGGGGTGTCGATCGGCACCCGCGGCCGGTCGTCCCCTGGCCGTGACCCGGACGTGGTCCGGTGCAACCTGGTGGTCAACAACGCGGGCGGCAAGTACAGCCCGCGTAACCCGGCCAGCCCGTACTACGGTCTGCTGACCCGTAACACCCCGCTGCGGGTGCGGGTGGCCGACGTCGACCCCGGTGGCGCCCTGGCCGTGGACGGCTGGAGGCGTAACAGTGGCACCCCGGGTGCCGCGGTGACAGCCCCCCACACGTCGCTCAACGGCACCGGCGACGTCGATGTGCGGGTGTGGCTGCGGATGGACGCGTGGACCTTTCACGGCGGCATTTTCGTCGTCGGGAAGGACGACTCCTGGTCCCTCGCGATCGGCGACACGGGCATGTTGGAGTGGCGCTGGGTTGACGGGTCGTCCGGGGCGCACGCGATCGCGCAGAGCGTGAAACCCGCACCCGCCGCCGATGGGTCCCTGGCCATCCGGGCGACCCTCACCGTGTCCGACGGGTCCGTCAGGTTCTACTCCGCGCCGACCCTCGCCGGGCCGTGGACGCAGCTCGGTGGCGCCTTCATCGCGGGTGCGACCAGCGTGAAGGCGTCGGCGACGAACGGCGTGCAGGTCGGCCGGGTCGCGTCGTACGGCGACAACGCTGTCACCGGTGAGCTGTTCGGCATGGAGCTCCGCTCCGGCGGCACCCTGGTCGCCTCGCCCGACTTCACCACCCTGCGGGCGGGCGCGACGTCCCTGACCGACGCGCAGGGACGGGTGTGGACGTTCGACCCCGGTGCCGTCCCCATCGACCGCGGTGCCCGGTTCCACGGCGAGGTGTCGGAGTGGCCGCTCAAGTGGAACCTGGCCGGCACCGACACGTGGGTGCCGCTGGAGGCGTCCGGCATCCGCCGCCGTCTCGGGCAGGGCAACTCGCCGGTTGTGTCGCCGCTGCGCCGCACCGTTGCGGGTGTCAACCCGGCCGCGTACCTGCCGCTTGAGGATGGTGCCGCGGCGACCCGGCCGACGTCCGCCGCGGCGGGTGTCGCCACCGGCACATCCTCGGGGGTGACGTTCGGCAACGACCCGGGGCCGCACCTGCCCGGGACCGCATCGGTCGCCAAGATGACCACCGCGACCGCGACGCTGTCCACCGCCGTCGCGCAGCGGTCGGGCGCGTCGACCTGGTCGCTGCTGCTGTTCTTCAAGCTCAACGCCATGCCCGTCGGCTCCGACGTGGTCTACGCCCGGGTGTACTTCACCGGCGGCCGGGTCACCCGCTGGGACTTCATGCTGTCCGGCGGCGGGTACCGGTGGATCGGCTACGACTCCACCGGTGTCGTGGTGGACGACCGCAGCTTCTCCAACACCAGCGTGCCGCCGAATGACTGGGTCATCCACTACATCGAGTGGTCGACGTCGGGCAGCTCGGTGTCCTGGCAGCCGTGGATGGCCAACGCCGTAGACGGCACGTTCTTCGTCGGCGGCCCGTACCTGTACACCGGGGCCGTCGGCCAGCCGACGCGGGTGGACGTCGTCGGGTCGTCCTACTTCCAGGATGCGCTGCTCGGCCACCTGGCCGTGGCGCCGCAACGGATCCTGTACGCGGGCGACTTCGCCGCGGTCGCCTCCGGGTACAGCGGGGAGAAGGCCGGCGAGCGGATCGCCCGGGTGTGCGCCGAAGAGGGCCTGCCGGTCACCTGGTGGGGATTCCCGCACGACACCACCCCGGCCGGGCCGCAGCCCATCGCGCCGCTGCTGGACATCCTCGCCGACGCGGCGAAGACCGACGGCGGTCTGCTGCTCGAGGGCCGCGGGCACCTGGGCCTGCACTACCGGACCCGGGCGAGCCTCTACAACCAGACGCCGATCCCGGTGGACTACACCGACCTGGTGCAGCTGGAGTACACCGACGACGACGAGCTCACTCGCAACGACGTGACCGTGTCCCGCCCCGACGGCGGGTCGGCCCGGGCGGTGCAGACCTCGGGGCCGCTGTCGGTGCTCAACCCGCCCGACGGCGTCGGCACCTACGACACGTCGGAGAAGGTCAACGTGGCCACCGACAGCCAGCTGATCGACCACGCCGGCTGGCGGCTGCACCTCGGCACGGTCGACGAGGCCCGCTACCCGAAGGTGAAGTTCAACCTCGCCTCGCCCGCCCTGGCCGCCGACGCGGCCACCACCAAGGCGGTCGTCCTGGCCGACGCCGGTGACGTCGCGTCCATCGCCGGTCTGCCCGCGTGGCTGCCACCCGGCCCCGCCCGGGTGATGGTGGACGGCTACGCCGAGACGCTGGACAAGTTCGAGTGGTCGATCACCTGGAACGGGTCGCCGGCGTCGGCGTGGGACATCGCGACCTGGTCCGGTTCCGCGCGGATGGTCGCCAACGGGACCACGCTGACCGCCGCCATCACCGCGGGCGCGACCTCGTTTCAGATCACCAGCACCGCAGCCAACGGGGCGTGGACCACCGACCCCACGCAGTTCCCGCTGGACCTGAAGGTCGGCGCCGAACGGGTGACCGTGTCGGCGATCTCGGGCACCGGCCTCACTCAGACCGTGACCGTGACGGCCCGCGCCGTCAACGGCGTCAGCAAGGCGTGGCCGGTCGGCACGTCGGTGGACGTGTGGGAACCGGCGGTGTTCGCACTGTGAGAGGGGAAACGCGATGGTAGCGGCGTCCGGTCAGCGGATCGACCCTGCGACGTTCCGAGCGCAGCAGGCGGGCCAGCTGGCGTGGTCCACCAGCGCGACGACCACGTCCGGCATCCTCACGGTCACCTTCCCTGCCGCGTTCGCGGCGGCGCCGTCGTTCGTGACTCAGGTGGTGTCCGGCTCCGGGTCCGCCATCCGGGCGACTGTGCTGGTGCTGACGGTGTCGACGACTCAGGCCACCCTGCGGGTCGACCTCAACGCGTCCGCGACCACGTCGGGCACGGTCCATTGGATCGCGACCGACATGAGCTAGGAGCTGACCATGACCGCACCCGATCCCGGGGACTGGCTGCTGATGACGCTGGTCGTGGCGGTGGCCGTCGCCGTCGTGGTGGCCGCGATCGTGCAGCACAACCGGTGAGTCCCGGCCAGCCGCGCCCGGGCGGTCCGCCGGGACCGATCGGACCGTCCGGGCCGCGGCCGAAGTCGTACTGAGTACGAACTCGCAGGTCAGTTCGGTGGGGGTCACGTGACCCCCACGGAGGCCGAAGTCACTCCTGCTCGCGTAGCCACCGCTCCAAGTCGTCGATCAACTCGTCGGGCTGGATTGCGTCACCTGACGCAATCGCCTCGCGCAGCACGCCGGCCTCACGCGCCAAGTCGTCGAGCGGGTCCGGGTCGCCGTTCTCCGACTCCCGGATCGCGTCCATCAGCCGGCGGAGTCCGTCCTCGAGGAGTTCGTGCTCCTTGCGGGCGACCCGCTCGCCGAACGCGACGCCGGCCTCGAACGTCGTCTCAAACTCCTTGTCGGTGTACAT